GTCGCTTCTGAAAAAACGTTAAATCAGAATTTGTTCATTAATAAAAATCAGATCAAGTTCTTGCAGGATTATACATTTGATAATATAAAAGGAGTTGAGGCAGATTTCAAGAATAAGTTAAAGCAGGAACTAAGAAGAGCGATAATTCAAAGCGAAGGCATAGGAAAAGTAGCGGAAAAGGTGAGGAAGGTTTTCGATATTACTGAAGAACGAACAAATACGATTGCAAGAACTGAATTAAACAGGGCAGAGAATCAAGGGCAGTTGCAAGCATTCAAAAAAAGTGGAAAGAAGATGACAAAAACTTGGCTCTCGGCACACGATGCAAGAACATCTGATTTATGCAGACGCCTTGATGGACAAACAGTGGATATTGACGCTAAGTTTAAGGACGCACATACAAAGGGGGAATGGGATGCGCCACCAAGCCATGTGAACTGTCGTTCAACATTGCTCTTTAATGCCGAGTAAATGGGAATAACGCTTTTTATTGGAACATGGATCGGAACATATCTATTAATTTTATTTACAATGACAAGAGATAACTTTTGGTGGATGCCTGGATCACCAGAATGGAAAGATTACTTTAAAGGAGAAGGGCCTGTCAAACTTTACAAGTGGAGAAGTTATTTCGAATATGTTTTCAAAAAAAGAATAGTTCCTGTATGGACAGATCATCGTGATTTAATTCCGGCAGTCATTAGCAGTCTAGGCCTTACCTTGTTTATACATAGCTTTTGGGTTGCAGGAGCAGTTACATTATTTGGATTTACTGCATTTGAATTGTGGTATCTAAAGGAGAGAGAAGAATGATAGTAGACGTTACATTAAATCAATTGAAGAAACTCTTTATAGCCGGAAGCAGGTTGATAAGACATGAAAAAGGTAATCTGATTTATCTTTATTATGTAACACAAGCTCCTGTTATTTTTAGAACTATTTTGGAAAGACCAAAGGACGAGGGAGAATATCATTTGTTAATATTAGGACTGCCTCAAAATATTCAGGCACTTAACGTTATCGAACCTTCAGCTGTTCCTATTCTTATTTTGCAAAACTTAGAGGATATTGGATTTAAGATTGATCAGCTAAAAGAGCTGTTGCGAGGTAAAGATGAGTGATGTCTTTTCATTAGTAAGCTCAGCAGTGAAAGTAAGAATCGAGTATGATGACAAACAAAACGCGATATATATCGCTGAAGCTCCGCCAGGTGCAAATGAGGCTGACAATAACTGGAGAATAAAAAAGTTGATTTACGATGCAAACAATAACGTGGTTGAAATGAATTGGGCAAATAAAGAGTCAATTAGATTCACAGTTAGCTGGCAAGCTAGGGCGAGTTACGCCTATTCTTAGTTTATAAATCTTCAACTGTTTTGCATAAAATTACTTGGTTCTATTATCGGCCCACTTTATTAAAGGGAGTAAAGATTCCCGTAATTTTTTTCCCTTAGGAGTAAGTGAATAATCTACTCTAGGAGGTATCTCACTATACTGTTTTCTTTTAATAATTCCTTCTTTTTCTAGTTCCTTTAATCTATCAGTAAGTGTTTTTGCAGTTGCTCCCTCTAATCTAGTAAGCAATTCATTAAATCGTAATTTGCCGAAATTTCCTATTGTTATAATTATTGATATAGCCCATTTTTTACTTAAAAATTCTGAGGCGGTTTCTAAAGGACGAGGGCAATATCCATCATCAGATTTCATTTTACAGCAATCAGTATCTAACTGGATAGTTTTATTAGTTACCATTTTCAAACTGCTTCATTTATATAGCTCCTTAGTTTAGAAAATAAAGTTAGTATATAAACTATATGGTGTAAGGAGGTAAGAAAAAAACATGAAAGAAAACAATAAAAGGGATCCGTGCTGTGGAATGGGGACATGCCCATCATGTCCTTGCTGTATATGCATCTGCACAAAGCAGTTAAAAAAGATACTTTCTCCAGAAGCACGAGAACTCTTAATAAAGGAATTATCTTAGATAGAACATGACTATGAAATCAATATTTGAAACTATTGTTTTAACTTTTAGGTCTAGAAAGCATGCTGTAATTGCCATTATATCATTTGTGGTAATGACTGTTCTAGCTGTTTTGATACCCTCTTTCTTAACTCCTAGTAATACAGTAGCATTACAGTTATCTCTTTTACAGACCACAGATATTGCTTTAATACTTCTTTTTTCTGCTCTTTTTGGTATTTCCATTGCTATGCAAACGTATGCATCACATAGAGAAAAAATAAAAAATAGTAAATTAGGTTTGAAAGGTACAGGAACTGGTTTTGTTGCATTAGTAGGTACTTTATTTTCTGCTAAACTTTGTCCAATTTGTTTAGGAGTTATTTTGGGTTTTGTCGGAGTAGGCGGTTCAGCTTCACTTTTTCTATTCTCTTATAAAAATTGGATACTTATAGCGAGCATATTCATATTAGTTTTCACCATATATTTAGCTGGAAGAAGAATAACAAAAGTAAACGTTTGTGAAAACTGTAAATAATTTGATACTGCTTAATTTAACTAATCTACTAATTCTAGATTTATGCGAAACAATGCAACTGTTTTGCTCCCCAGCCAAAAATAAAACTGTAACAAAGGTTAAAAGCGAAAAAAAGGTTTTTTGATTGTCAGACCAACGACTGATGTTGGACGCAACATCAAGAGATTACAAATGCAACAATTCATATTTACGAGGCCATTTGAGGTAGAAACCAAAGGGGATGAAGTCTTTTTAGATGGGCTCATTTCAACTTCTGATAGAGATTTAGTAAATGATGTTATAACAGAAAATTGTTTGAAGTCAATGCTTGAGCAGATCAGAGAAAGAAATGTTAAAATTGATTTAGAACACGAGTCTTTCAAGGGAGATACTGACGAGCAGAGAGAAATAAACAAAACATTGATCCCAGTAGGTAGAATAATTGATGGTCTTATAGAACAGAGGAATAAATTAAGAGTTAAGGCAAAGCTCAATAGGTTTCATCGAAGATTTGAAGAGGCAAAGGGAAGTATTATGGACAAACATCTTGATGCTTTTTCAATAGCATTCATTCCAAAGAAAGTTCATTTTGAGAATAAAGGTGGTGAAACAATCAGACTTCTTGACGATCTGACTTTACTGAATGTTGCACTTACAGGGAACCCAGTAAATACATATGCGCAGATTAAAGACATCATGCTCAAGTCAATGGATTCGCTTACTGGAGATAAAGAAGAAGATGAGGAAGATGACGAAAGCGAAACAGATGACAAGAACAAAGAAGACCCTGTTAAAAATTATAAGGCAGAAAAAAGAATTAATCCTGAAGTAGAGCAAAGTTTTGAAGTAAAGGAAAACAAATCACATTCACTTAATCGTGAAATAAAAAGTAAAAAGGGGGTAAAAGCAATGACAGAGGAAAAAGGGACTACACATGATATTGCTCCTGAGAACACCAAAACTCATGCTGAATCAGAAAAAGATTCTGCTAGAAAATTGGAAAACGAAGGAACCAATGAAATGAAGTCCCAAGTTGAAGCCTTAAAGGCTGAAGTTTCTGAACTTAAAGAATCCATGAAGGATATTTTAGCTGAAAGAGAGAAAACAAACTCCAAGGCATTTGTTGAGAAACGGAAGGCACTTGAGAACGCTCCGACAGTAGAACCTCTGGACTTACTAAGGTAAGATGGTAATAGCAACATCTGCATCTTTGGGTGGCGCTGTTGATGACCGAGCTCTTTATGCTCAGTCTTTTGGCAATCTACCTCATGGAACTATCTATTCTGCTGGTCTGAAGTCTTTTGACGGCAGAGCACAGTTGAGAGAATCTATGAGCAACAACTACAAGTCTTTCATGACCACGAGCGGTGGAGCCGGAACTGCCGGTTTTGCCATGATTCCTGTTTATGTTGACAGTAGAATTGTAGACATTTCCAGAAGATATACTCCATTAACAGAGTTGATTCCAAGAGTTGCAAATCAAGGCATATCTGCTGATTATAACAGAGTAACTGCCAAAGGTGCCGCTACGACCGCCCAAGAGGATGCCGCTTTGATAGACGTAACTCACACGCGTGAGAGAGTTTCAAAGAGCATTAAGTTCTTGTATTCTGTTGGCAGAGTTACTGGTCCGGCTATTGCGGCTGTTCCAGCATACACGCTTGAAGGATTCCAACCTACTGGGTCGCAAACTGGTGGAAGCCCGTTCGCATCAAATCCAGCTGGTAATGCTTTACAGCAAGAAGTTCTTTTGGCCGCTAGAGCATTGAAGGAACTTGAGGAAAATCTCGTAGTTGTTGGAAGTGAAACGTCATCTGTTGGTTCTGGACCTGATGGAACAGAATTTGATGGACTTATCACTCAACAAGGATCTACAAACGTATTAGACCTCAATGGGGCAAGCATAACTTGGGATAATGTAGAAACTGCAGTAAGAACATCCTTTGACAATGGTGGCAGAGTAAGTTTGGCTGTCGCATCTTCAAATGTAGTTACGGATCTAAGAAAGATCATGATTGACACATTCAGAATGAGCCCAGCTGATAACACAACTGAAATAGCATTTGGTATTTCAGCACAGTTAGTCTTACAAACCATGGTCGGAAGAGTTCCAGTTATTCCATCTCAGTATCTTTCCATTGTTTCAGGAAGCAAACAAATAATCTTCTTGGATATGGACTTTATAGAGATGAGAGTTTTGCAGGATATGACTTTTGAGGAGTTAGCAAAAACTAACGACAGTAGAAAGTTCATGTTGAAGATCTACGAGGCATTGGTAGTCAGGGCACCAGAGTTCAACGCACTGATTGACAACATATCTTAATTTTATTTTTTATTTTTTTGAACTAAAAAACTACAAAGGAGGAAAAAAGATCAAAAGAAGATGGCAGACATCACGAACACGAGCACGATAGAAGTAAAAGGAGTTAGTGCGCACTCAAAATTTGTGCATATACTAACGCCAGCAACTTCTGATGACGGCGACACAATCGATGTTTCCAACCTGTTTGAAAGCGGTGGATTTGCTGTTATAAGCAGTACAACCGATGGGACACTTGTTAGAGTGTTTACAACCACGATAACTCTCCCAGGCGTTACTGACAATGAAGCAAGAACGATTTACGCGATTGGCTTCTGAGAGTCTATACTAAAAAAATGCCAGCATTAGCAGTACAGACTCAGATTGCACAAGCGAGAATCGGAACTATAGCCGCAGGAACGAGTGACGAAAGAGCTATTTTTGTAGCACCTGTTGATTGCGAAATTCTCAAAGCATATTTGACTGTGGGAACTAGCGTGCCAGCAGGGGCAACAAATTTTACGACCTTTACTCTGCGTGCAAAAGGAAGCGCAGGTACTGGAACAGCCAGCTTGGCATCTTTCAATACTGATGCAGGCCAAACATCGTTAACTGCTTTCGTGCCTCATAGCTTTGGTTCATTGTCCAATAACGGAATCGTTAAGGGGCAAGCTGTTACACTTGACAAAGTTGACAGCGGAGCTGGAGATTTGATGGATGAAGGACTGGTTACCATTGTGTGGAAACCAAAGGAAGGGTTACGCCAGCATGAAACTTAATTTTTTTATTTTTCATATTAACTAATCAAAAGGAGAAAAATGTTATTTGAGAACAAGACCAACCAAAGAATAAAGTTTGCCTTAGCAGGGACAGTGCCAGATTGGATAACTGTAAGACCAGGAGAAAAGAAAGAGCTTCCAGAAATTGCAAAGGGAAGAGCTGAGCTCCATGGTTTAACCCTTGTTGCAAACAAAAAGAAAGTTGAAGCAGAAGAACATAGTCTTGGAGATAAAAAGGTAGAAACCAAGAAGAAGAAAGAAGATAGTGAGGAGAGTTAAATGGCTCCTAGATTTATAACAGTTGCAGAGGTTAGGACCATTGTAGGAATAACAGACTCTCAGATTAGCGATGGCGATGTTGAGGACATAATTGAAGACATTGAGTATCAGATTGAAAGATATTACAACACCGTGTTTAAACCAAAAGAAGAAATTGAAGTTCTTGATGGAAATGGGAAACACGTAATTTTTGTTAACAATGCTCCTTTGTTAGCAGTTAGGGAAATAAAAGATGATGGAGTTACTATTGATGTTAAGACAATAAACTTTTCTAATTCAGGTAGAATAAGATTAACTAATTTTTCAACAGTTGCAAACTTTAGAGATAAAGAGAATGGATTAATAGTAAGTTATGTTTATGGGAGAGTTTTATTTCCGGAAGGTGGACCTGAAACAAAATTGACTGCTGATGCAACATCGGGAAGCAATGTTGTCTTAAATGTTGGAGTTATAACTGGCTTTGCTCAAAATGATTGGATTGAAATATATGGAGTTGATGGGAACAAAGAAGTTGCTAAAATAAATACGGCTCCTGCTGGTTTAACAATTCAAGTAGATAAATTAGTTTTTGATCACGTTTCTACGAGCTTTATCAGAAAGCTTGACATTCCTGTAATCATTAAAAGACTAATGAAGATTTCGTCTGCTCTTGCGATGGTTGCAAGAATAGTGGGTCAGAGCTTTGATGACATTGTAGGATATACGATGGGAGAATTTCAGGTGCAAAAAGGAGAGCCATACACGCAATGGAGAGAAACTGCTCTTGAATTAATTAAGGAGAGAGATGAAATTCTTCAGCGTGTGCATCCAACAGCTACTATCTTAATGTAAAATGACAACCCCAACAGAATCTGATTTTATTAATGGGCCTTTAGCAGATCATGGAATTGCTGTAACAAGAGTTCCGGTGACTCAAACTCAAGATAATATAACGGGTGAAAGCAAATATGCAGATGGAACTCCTGAACAAATATCTTGTGTTTTCGAAAATGCAAATAAAAAATATAACTTAGATGAAGCTGGCCTGACAGGGGGAGCAGATGCAAGAATGTTTGTTGCAGGGAGCGTTGGGATAGACAAGTATGATAAGATAGTTCACACTGGAACGACCTATAGGGTTGACACGGTAAGCGTAAGAAGGTTTGATTCAAATATTATGTTTAAAACAATCCTATTGTTTGAAATTTCTTAAAAATAAAACTGTAACAAAAGCTAAAAACGAATCTAAGTTTTTTTCATTGCCTGTTGGGTATTCTGGAGATGCCTTTTCAGGTGCGCAAGTGCGACGACAAATAACTCAAGAGAGATGACCAAAGAACAAATATTAAGTGCGTTAGAAAGGGCTTTGCCAATAATAGCATTGGAGCTCCAAAACACTCTTAAATTAGCCGCACCTGTCGACACTGGAAGATTAAGGAATTCTATTAAAGTTGTAAGCACACAAACTGGGCTTGAGATATTTATTGTTGAATATGCCCTCTATGTTGAATTTGGAAGACCGCCAAGTGTTATCAAACCAAAAGACAAAAAAGCATTGCATTGGAAAAATGTTGGAAAAGATGTCTTTGCCAAAAAAGTAAATCATCCTGGAATAAGACCTAATCCTTTTATCAGAAATACTCTAAGAAAAAAGTTACCTGAAATCATTATAAAAAATATTGAAAGGGAGATGTCGGCTTAAATGGTGCAACAATTAATTAATTTATTCCAAGTAAAGCAAGAGCTTGTTAATTTTCTTAGAAATCAGGACATTATGTCAGTTAGCGAAAGAGGAGCAACTACTGATCAGGATACTGGAACATTTACAGCAATAACACAATATTTGATAAATCAGCCCAATGTAAAAAATGTTAGAACTATTGTTATCAATGCTATCTTCTTAAAATATGGTAAAGATTACAACGTTGATTTTACGTTAGATG